TCATCGGTCAGCCATGCGCCTGATGCAAGCAGCGTCCAACGCCTCGACAGCTGCCGCAGCCTCCAGCTGCATCGCCTGCATGTCGTCGTCCTCCATGGCTGCCCGCAAAGCCTGCAGGCCGGCTAGCCGCACCAGCTCAAGCCAGGTGCCGCAAGAGAACGGCGCCGACATCGGCGCACACAGCATGCGCAGTGCATGCGCAGCGTGCAGCTGATCTGACATGGTGCGGGCCTGGCCATTGCGCTGCAAGGCGGCAATCGTGGCCCGCTCAATCTCCAGCTCTGCGCTGGCCAGCGGGGTTAGGCGGCAGGAAGGTTGCATGACGCACACCTCCAAGGTGGTGGGGTGACAGAACTGTAAACCGGCAGCCCAGTCAGGGCGCTTCAGCATTCGCCAGCTTCAGCAACACCTCGGCGTGGCAGGGCTCCGACAGACTGCACCAGCACGCAAGGTTCTTGCCACGCAGTTCGCGCCGCACGTCGGCCAGCGTGGTCAGCTGGCCGCGCATCAGCCAGGCGGTGTGGCCGTCCTCAAAGTGCCGGTTGAACAGTGCCGCAGCCACGGTGCTGCTCATGGGATAGCCATCGCTGTGCAGCTTGAACGGATTGCCCCAGCGCGTGCTGCGGTCGACCTTGATGGTGTTCGCCGGCATGCGCCAGCCCTTTGCCCTCGATAGCTGGACGCGTTGCGGGATCGGACCGCTAGACATTCGCTCAGCCCTTGCGCGTCAGCCCTGCCGGCCCAGGTGCTGTGAACTGCCCGGCAGGTAGGCTGTGGCCAGCGGGGCGCCGTTCGTCAGGCGCCAGGCTTCCACATAGCCATCGGTGGTGGTGATGACCAACTCGGTCTTGCCGTCGCCGTCCATGTCGCCCAGGTACGGCACACCTTCAATTTCACCCTTGGTGTAGAGCACGCCCAGCCGGCGGCCCGTGGCGGCGTCCACCGCATGCAGGGTGCCGCGCATGTCGCCTTGCAGGATGGCCAGCGCGCCGGTGCCCAACAGGTCGTGCGCCAGCGGGCTGCTGTTGCACATGATGGGCGCCAGCGGCAGCTGCCACAGCGTGTTGCCCTGCCGGTCGCGGCACCACAGGGTGCCGTCGTCGCTGGCCGAGTAAATGCGGGGGTAGGTTTCGCCGGCCAGCAACACCGGCACGCTGGCCGCGTTGACCTCCCCATAGCCCCAGGCGCGCGACTGCGTGCTTTCGTGCACGATGGCGCCGGTGGCCGCGTCCAGCACCATCATCCGGCCGTTGCGGCCCGAGATGATCAGCTCCAGCCCGCCGTCACCGTCCACGTCGGCCGCCCAAATGAAGGCATCCACAGCGCCGGTGCTGGCTGTCCACACCACGGCACCGGTGGCCGCGTTGAGGCTGCGCACCGTGCCGTCCACGCTGCCCACGATGCACCGCAGATTGCCCGCCACGCTGATCACCAGCGGATAGGGCTCGATGTTCTCCAAGGTCGCAAACTTCCATTGCAGCGCGCCGGTGGCTGCAGCCAGCTTGTAGACGTGGTTGTCGAAGGACGTGGCATAGAGGTAGTACGTGCCACCCTCGTTGACCAGCACGCCCGCATGCTGAAACACGGTGTCGCTTCCGTACTTTGGGTCGATCACGTAGGTGTCGCCGGCCGCTGGTGCCGGGCTGAATGCCGCCGTCGTCAGCGTGATGCCGTCACCGCCGTTGGCAGTGATCAGCTTGCTCTGGCCACTGGCTGCGCCGCTGGTGAAGCGCACGCTGGCATTCAGGCTGCCACCGCCCAGCCGCAGGAAGGCATTCACAGCCCAGGCCTTGGTGCTGTCCTTCAGGGTGGTGGCGCCAGTGCCTGCGGTTGCGGTGCCCGATGCCTCGCGGTCGTACAGGTTCGAGAAGGTCCACAGCGCTGCGCCGCCATCAGCCGGGATGCAGCTGATCTTGCGCTCCCCTGGGGCAAAGACTTCGACATCGCTGCCGCCGGTGACGTTCGCCGCCTGGCAGCGGCCGTAGGCGCTGGCGTCCACGCTCTTGCGCCACACCAGGGCCCCATCGGCCACCTTGAGGGCGTACACGTAGCCGTCCGATCCGGTCAGCAGCAGGGCCGCATAAGGCGTACCGCTGCTGGTCACCGTCACTGGCCCGACCGGGCTGCTATAGCAAGGCACGCCACCGGGCAATCGGTAGCTCCACAGCTTGGTGGCCAGCCCCATGGCCACCAGGCTGCGCGGCGCCGCGGCACCGTACAGATCGTCGAAGTTGCCGTCCAGGTCGCCCAGGTTGGGCGTGGTATCGGTGGCAAAGCGGGCCTGCGTCATGGTCTGTCCTTCAAATCTTGATGAGTTCGACGGTCACCAGGGTGGCGTCGTACAAGGTGATGTCATCCGACAGCAAGGCGCTGCTGCTGCAAAGCAGACCAGCCAGGTACTCGACTCCCGGCTCCACGTTGAAGGAGCGCGAGATGCTGAACCTTGCCCGCGTCGTGGCCAGCTTGGCCTTCTCGCCGAGCTGGGCAGCGTCAACGTCGATCAGCGAGGCGCGGCTGTAGTCGCTGCCGACCACATAGGTCAAGTCCCACGCGCTCAGCGGCGCCAGCACCACACGGGCCAACTGCGTCGGCGTGAAGGACTCGCCACTGGCGTCGAACTCCGCACGCACGATGGCCTTGCAGGCGCGCGGCATGCTGAACTTCAGGCCGCAGTCCAGCACGCTGCCGAAACCATAGACGCGGGTGTCCGTGTTCAGGCTCACCACCTCGCGCACCTCCGTGGCCGATTCGGGCTCCATCTGCCCTGTTCCCACGTTGGTGGTCAGCGGTAGCCCCGTGCGCCAGGTGGTGGCCGCATCCGCGGTGGTGGACCACACGGCCGCTGCGCCGCTGGTGGTCAGCCAGAGCGTCGACACATCGCTGATGGTGTTGTCGGCGTTGACCGTCAGCTGAAGCATCGCGGCCGCCTGGCTGTAGGCACCGTCAGTGTCGCGGTGCTTGGCCAGGTAGGTGTGCAACCCTGGCGCCGGCCAGCTCACCTCCCAACGGCTGGCCTTCTCCTGCGTCACCGGCTTGGTCGCGTCGTTCCACACGGCCTCGTCATGCATCTCGGTCAAGCCGTAGTCGAAGTCAGGGCATGGCTGGCAGAAGAAGCGCAGGCCTGTGGGGATCACCTCCACGCCGAAGCCCTGCACATCGCTGGGCGGAATGCTCTTCCCCATCACGTCGTAGTCGCCAGCCAGCACTGCGCCAGGCCGGCCCAGGCCATCGAATGGCCGAACCTCCACCCGCACCGGGGCGATGTTGGGCACCCGCCAGCCGGTGAAACGCGTGGTGCGCGTCTGGCCCAGCAGCTGCAGCGGGTCATCGTCTGCAGCGCCCCACACCTGCGCGTGGTCGTAGGGGCCGTCGGCGGTGAAGGTGATCGACAGCTCGGTCACCACGTCATAGCTCAGCGGCACCCGCTCCTGCGTCACCTTCAGGTCGCTCAACTGCACCTGGCGCACGGTGCTTGTGCCAGCCGGCGCGGTGTAGGTGCCGCTGCTCATGAAGGCCCAGAACTCGTCAGGCTCGGGCACGGCAGTGATGCGGGCGCCGCTCAGGTTGGGCGTGGGCGCAATGTCGGTGATGCGCAGCCGCTGGCCGGGCGTGGCCTTGAAGTCGTACACCCACAGGGTGTCCATGGCCGGGTTGTCGGCGCTGGCGCCCGGTTGGGCAATGCCCACCGGCCAGCTGGTCGCCAGCGTCAGCGTGTGCGCCGTTCCGGTGAAGGGCACCACGGCAAACACCCGATAGGTGGTTTCGCCGGGCAGGCGCAACCCCACATGCGGCGTGCTGCCGGCCGGCACTTCGGCGTCCAGCTCGATGGTGATGGTGCCGGCCGTGTCGGTCAGGCTGTGCAGCCGGCCGCCGTGCCCCCATTGCGTCAGGTCGTGGCTCAGGGCCACCACGCTCCAGCGCCGCACCGTCAGGTGCTCCAGGTCCATCTCCCAGCTCACGGCCTTTCGGCCGTAGATGTTCTGCGCCATCAGGCTGCGGGCTGCCAGCAGGCGGCCGGCCTGTGTGGTGATGCCGGCTGGCGAGATACGGGCCGTCTCGCGCGGCACCGTCACGCCCGGGGCCAGCACGCGCAGGCTTGCCGGGCGCCAGGCATTCGTGCGCTCTGGGCTGGCAACCTCCACTTCCTCCGCAGTGCTGCGGGTGGCGTAGTCCACCCGGAAGGTGGCGCGCTTGATGGTGCCCATGTTCAACACCGCTTCGATGGGCTGGCCCGCGGCCATGTAGACCACGCCCAGCTTGCCGGTGTGGCGGCTGATGCTGGCCAGTCCCGCGGCGGCGATGGCATCCAGCACATCGCGGCGGTTTACGGCCTCTGTAAACCAATGGTCGAAGCGATAGCCTTGGGCGGTGCAGTGCACCATGAAGGCCTTCAAGCCTTCGATGTCGATCTGGCTGTCTGGCTTTCCATAGCCCCAAAGCAGCCGGCCATCGGGCGCAAATGCTCCACGCGCAAACTGCAGGATCAGCGCGCCCGGGTTGCTGGTGGTCTGCGTCACCCAGGCACTGCCATTCCACACCGGGCAGGGCGTGCTGGTGGCCAGCCAGGTCACTTGGTCCAGCGTTCCATTCAGCTGCCCGCTGGCCCGGATGCGGATGCCCACCACCTGGCGGGCCACGGCGGTGCCAAAGTCGTTCTGGTAGCTCTTCAGCGCGCTCCATTCGATCAGGTTGGCCGCCTGGGTGCGCGTCTCGTTGGCCGTCACCTTGCGCATGCGCACTGCATACTGCCCGGCCGTCACACCGCGCGTGATGGTGCGGCGCAGGGGCTTGGTGGTGCTGTTGGCCAGCTGCACCGTGGCGCTGCTGCCCACAAACGGCTGCCAGGCGCCGGATGGCAACAGCTTGATTTCGATGTCGACGTTGCAGGTGAAGCGCTCTGGCCGGCCCTTGCTGTTCACGTATTGCAGCTGGCCCACCAAATCGACGGCCAGCATGATCGTGTTGGGGCTGCTGGTGCGCTCCACGTAGGCGCCGGGCGCGGTGGGGGCATCCAGCAATCCACCGGCCACGCTATCCACGCTCTCCCAGGCCGGCATGGCGGTGTTGCCGCTGGCAAAGCCGGTGCGGCTCACCGTGACATCGCTGTAGCTCTCGATGGCCGTCTCGCCGATCTGCAGGGCCTCGACGGTGTGCACGTTCAGGCCCGCATGCAGCTGTACGTACTGGATCTGATCGTCACCCTCGAACCAGGTGTAGGGCAGGGCGGCGAAGTCGGGCGCCACCCGCACCTGGCCAAACAGCAGGCCCAGCGGCCCGAACTGGCGGGCGCCGTTGCGGGCGCCCTGCAGGCTGTAGGTGGCGCCGGGCTGAGCGCCGCCGTAGCTGCCCTGGCCAGGCGGCGGCAGTAGCTTGTTGATCACCATGCTGCCCAGCATGAAGACACCGGCCTGGATGGCATAGGCAGCAAAGCCCGTGATGCCCGCCTGCCCAAGCGCGCCTGCAAGGGCCGAACCGCTGCCCAAGGTCAGGTATGCCAGCGCCACCATAGCCACCAGCCGGATCACGCTCTTGCCCGGCACGCGATGCGCCTCGATCAGCATGCCCGGCCGCACGCGCGTGCGGCTGCACAGCGCTGCCGGCACTTCCATGCCACCCACCCGCACCACCCAGCCGGGCTGGCGCATGTCCACCCCGTGGCGGGCCAGCAGGCCGGCCAGGCTCTCGCCGGGGCGCATCCTGGCGGCGCGTGTGATGGTCTGGCCCTGCAGCGTCAGCGGGTGGGGCGTCACCACCAGGTCATGGGCCTGGGCGGCTTCCAGCGCACCGGCGCGGCCGGCATGGTGGGCATACGGCACCAGCGCGCGGCAGGCGCTTGGGCGGGGGGTGGGCTCGGCAATTACAGCCATCTATAGATTCCCTCCAGGCGCAGGCCCCACATGCGGCACTCGGCCAGCCGTTGCAGCACGCTGGCGCCCAGTTCTTCGCTGGTGTGCAGCACCCACTGTTCACCGGCATGCAGCATCAGCGTGCCGGCGTGGTAGTGCGTGCCCAGCTCGCCTTCGGCCAGCCACAGCACCAGGTCGCCATCGGCCGGCGCCTCTTCATTGCCCAGGGGCCGCACCAGGCTGCCGATGCCGGCCACGATCAGCCGCCCCTGGCGCTGCGGGTGCGCCGGGTGGGCACCGGCTGGCACGGCCACGGCGCGGCCGAACAGCTCGCGCTGGGCGCGCAGCACCAGGTGCATGCAGTCCTGAACCCGCGGCACATAGGGCAGGCCCACCAAGGCTTCTGCATCGCGCAGCGTGGGGGCATGCACGGTCAGCCCTCGAACAGGCCGGGCGCCGTCGTCTGGTCGTAGCGCAGCATCACGGCCGGCATGCGGTCTTCGTCGTCAGTGCCGATGGTGGCCTGCACCACCGTCGTGGTCATGCTCACGCCCGACATCGGCGCGCTGAATTCGTAGTCCACCACGGTGGGCGTGCTGCGGCTCACCACGCGGAAGGTTGCCTGCAGCGCGCCGCCCGGCGGCAGCGCCTCCAACACCGGCGACAGTTCCTGGCCCACGTTGTCGATTTCGATGCGGGCAGCCGTGCTTTGGCCGGCCACGTCGGCGGGCAACTGAAACCGGAAGGGCAAGCCCACCCAGGTGGTGCCGCTGATGTCCCAGCTGCGGGTGTCATTGACCACATGCACCGTCTCGATGCTGGGGTGCTCCAGCATCAGCAGCAGCAGCATCCCGGCGGGGTCGTTCACCCGCTGCAGCTGGCGCCGCGTGGCGGCCGTCACCATGTGGACCTCCAGAACTCCACCTTGATGGTGCGCTTGGCCTTGTCCAGCGTGCGGCGCAGGTACTGCAACTGCCCCAGCTCACCACCCACGATTCGGGCCTGCAGCGCGGCGCCGGTGCGCGGGTGCGGCATGTCGAAGAAGTCCTGCCCCGCGTTGATGGTGGTGTAGAACCAATCCTCGAAGGCAGTGATTTCGGCTGCGGTGTCGAAGTGGATGGTGACTGCCAGCTCCACCCGCACATCGCTGGCCATTCGCCGTTGCTTCGGCACGCCACGGTCCATGGCCTGGCGCTCGACCACGCTCTCTGGTGCATCGCCTATGTCGCGCCATTCCAGGCGCAAGCCAGTGGGGAAGGCTGCCATGTCGTCTTCCTCGTCAGTCCTGCAGGCTGAAGCGGTTCTTCAGCGCCACGTACAGCTCGCCGCGGCCCATGCTCACGTCGCCGGCCATGCTCTGCTGGGCGGCGGTCAGCAGCACTTCCACGTCGCCGCCCTGCGTTTGGCGGGCGGTGGCATTCACCGGCGTGCCGGTCTGGTTGATCACGCTCAGGTTCAGGCTGATCTGCTGGCCGCCGCGGCCGGCTGGCGCCAGCTGGCGCATCTGCGCGGGCGTCAGCACGCTTTCATCCTTCTGCAGGATGGCGGCCATCTCATTGCCCTGCAGCCTGCCGGTGTGCAGCCGCGGCGCATTGGCCCAGGTGCTGGCCGGCATCCAGCGGGTGGCCATGGGGGCATCCGTGCCCACCTTGCCGCCGCCGTGGAAGACCCCGCCTGTGCCGCCCATCGGCGCACCGTTGCCGAAGCCTTCGCTGCCGCCACTGCGCCAGAAGCTGAGCATGTCCATGCCGGTGCTGAACAGGCCGGTAAGCTGCTGCCGCAGGTAGATGCGGATCAGGTCCGCGATGATGCTGTTGGCCAAGTCACTAAAGCTCAACTTGCCGGTCGTGGCGAAGCGCACGATGGCGTCTTCCATGCCGCTGAAGGCGCGCGTCCAGGCGCGCTCGCTCTGTTCGGCCACGTTGCGGCTCTGCTCGGCGTAGTTGGCCAGCGCGCGGTCGAAGCCGACATTGGCGTTGGCCTCCAGTGCTGCCCGCTGTTCCTGGTAGTCGGCCTCCTGCTGCAGGGCCTGGTCGTAGTAGGCGCGCAGCGCGGACAGGCGTTCCTCGAAGGTGGCACGCCCCAGCTTGTGGTTGGCCAGGTCGGCCTCCAGCTGCTGCCGCGCCTGGTTGAACTGATCGGTGATCGCCGCCTCGCGGCCGGCCAAGTCGCGGGCGCCGTCGCCCATGCGGCGGCCGGCCAGGTCGCGGCCGTTGGCTAGGCCCCGGGCAGCGTTGGTCTGCTGCAGGTTGCGCACATAGTCGGCCTGGGCACGGGCCAGCGCCAGCGTGGCTTCGGCCTGGGCCCTGATCTGGCCTTCCACCAGGCCACCGGCCGCCACCTCGGCGCTGTGGAAAGCGGCCTGCGGGCTCTCCAGCGCGCTGCGGGCCTTGGGGTCGAATCGCCCGCCAGCGATGTCGGCGGCCAGCTTGGCGCGCTCACCGGCCAGGGCGGCCAGCCTCGCCTGGGCGCTGATGACGGCCGCGGTGCGGGCGTTGACCTCCTGCTCGGTCTTGACCACGCGGGCCGACTCGATGGCGATGGCTTTGCGTGCCGCCTCTTCCTGCGCCGCGATCCGCGCACGCTCGATGGCAATCATTTCGTCGCGGTAGCGCTCGCCGCTGATGCGCAGCTCGGTGTAGGCCTGGTCAGCTTGCAGCCGCCGGGCTGTAAACCCGGCCGTCTGCTGGGCTAGCAGCAGCGCGTCACCGGCGGCCTGGATGGACAGAAGGCTGTCCTGGTAGCTGCGCGATGCCTTGGTGATGGCCTCCTGCTCGGCGGCCTGTGCGGCCGCCTTGTCAGCCTCGCGCAGCGCACCGCGGGCACGCTCGCGCTGCAGGGCCTCCTGCTCGGCGCTGGCGTCCTTGAAGGCGGTGTTGCCGCCGTAGCCACCCTTGCGGGTGAAGGCATCCATCCCGGCGATGCGCCGCTCCAGCGCCGCGATCTGGTCATCAATCGTCTCGGCGCGGCCGATGCCCTTGGCCGCATCCCAGAAGTTGCCCCACCAGGTGCTGGCGCTCTTCAGCGCCTCTTCCAGGTAGCCCAGGCTGCGCACGTTGCGCGACTCCATGGTGTCGGCCAGCGCCTCCATGTTCAGGCGCATGGCCTCGCTGGTGCGGCCCTGGGCCTCCAGCGCCATGATCTGCTTGAACTGCTCGGCCGTCAGGTAGTTGTAGGCCTTGTTCGCCTTGGCCGCCCAGTTGGCCACGCTGTCGCCCATGCCGGCAAAGCTGGCCGCCGTCTCGGCCGCCGTCTGGCCGTTCACACGGCTCAGCGCCAGCGCGGCGCGGGCGCTGGTGTCCAGCGTGGCGCTGGTCTGCTCGCCGCTGGTGGCCAGCACCTGCAGCAGGTCGCGCACCGCGCCCGCACTCACGTTGCGCGCATTGGCCAGCGTGCCCACCAGGCTGTTGAAGCGGCCTTCGGTCAGCGCCACGGTGTTGCCGGTCAGCGCCATGCCATCGCTGAAGGCCTTGCTTTCGGCCCAGCCGCGGTTGAAGGCCAGGGCCGCCACGCCCGCCACGGCTGCCAGCGCACCCACCGCCACCACCGTGGGCGTCAGCATGCCCAGCATGGCGCGCAGGGCCGGCGTCACACCGCCGTAGGCATCCCTGATCTGGCCACCCTGCTGGATGGCCACCATCCACACCGGCATGCCGCTGGCCACGCTGGTCACCACGTCGGTCATCTGCATGGCCAGCTGCCGGTTGGCCTGCTTCAGCAGATTGGTTTCGGCGCGGTTGTCGCGCATGGCCTGCTGCTGGGCGCGCAGGGCATCGGCTGCAGCTTTGCGGGCGGCGGCGTCCTCGCGGGTGCTGCTGGCCAGGCCGGTCTGCGCAGTGCGCTGGGCAGCCATGGCTTGCACCACCGCGGCGCGGGCGGCGGCGTCGGCGGTGTTGGCGGCGGCGGCCTGCCGGATAGCGGCCAGCTCGGCCTGCAGCGATGACACCAGCTTGTCGCTGGCGTCGGTCACCTTGGCCAGGGCCACGGCGGCCTTCTCGCCACTGGCCACCAGGCTGCCGAAACCGGCCGCGCCTTCGGCCTGGGCGCGCTTCAGCTCGCTGGCGTCGGCCGCCAGCTTGATGGCCAGTTGATGGTCGTTCACAGCCTCAGCCCTTCTCGTTCAGCGCTTCGGCACCGGCATCTGCCATGGTGTGCAGCTGGTCCATCAGCTCGGGCCGCGGGCGGATGCGCAACATGCGCCGCACCTCTCCCAGCGCGTTGAAGTCCAGACCCAGATAGAACATGTCGCCCTTGGGGCCCACCAGCACCCGCCACTGCCGCCGCATGGCACCGAAGATGCGGGCCGCATCCAGGTGCGCCGGCCAGATGGTGGGCACCGCCTGGTCCGACTCGTCGGCCTGGCCACGGACGGCGCGGCCGGCTTCGATCTGCGCCTGTGGCACGTTCCAGCGGGCCAGCATGGCTTCGGCCTCAGCATCTTGCGGCGTGCCGGCTGCGGCGGTGGCCGGCAGCACCAGCCAGCGCGCAGCCGCCTTCAGTTTCCCTGGGCGGCCTCATACAGGCCGGCCCAGTAGGCGGCCAGCATCGCCGGGCCGATGCCGGGCCAGCGGATCAGGTCGGCCAGGCCGGCGGGCGTGTCGCCCCGCACCGCGGCGCCGGCAATCTCCACCGGCCCCGCGTCCACCACCACACGGTTCACCAGAGCTTTCCAGCTGTCGGGCTTGCCGTCGTCCAGCTGGGCCAGCTCGTCGCTGGGCAGCACACGGAAGGTGGCGGGAAACTCACCCTGGATGGCCTTGGTATTCACATTAACGGTGGTGGTGAATTTGGGATCGGCGTCGATTTTCAGCATGGTGGGGTATGCCTGAATATGGGTTGGGTGGGGATTCGATTGACCCGCGGCGCGGTTTACTTCACCGTGATGGTGATTTCGTCGTTGCCGCTCACGGGCATGAACAGCAGATTTGCCTGCAGCATCTGGATGCCCTGGCTGTCGGCAAACCGCGGCGAAACCAGCTGCACGGCCGGGGCATCGATCTGGATAATGTTTCCGGGGACCGTGCCATGCACCATCGAAAATGCGCCGGTGGTGGCGGCGGCAATGCTGGCAAACCAGTCCTTGGTGCCAACGCCCACCATTTCCATGCTGATGCTGCCGTCCGGCTTGCGGTCGTTGATCGTCACGCCCTCGTACCCGATCAGGTTGCGATAGGGGTACTCGTTCTTCATGTCGATCTGCAGCGTTTCCACCACGGCAGATGCGCCATGCAGCGTCAGCGTCGTGTTCTGCTTGTTGACCGGCACCGGCTTCTTGAAGGCGGTGTAGACCGGCACCAGCGCAGTGGCATCGACCACCGGCACATAGATGCCGCGGAAGCTGAACCGCAGCATCGGGATGCCGCGAGCGTCCAGGCTGAATGCCACGTTGCCCGCGCAGCCGTTGCCCTCATGGAGCACGCCGTCGATGTTGACGTACAGCGTGCCGCTGGTGAAGTTGGTGCTTTTGGGCGTGTAGATGTCGTCGGTGGTGCTGTCGGTTTCGGTGAAGCCGCAGGCCATGAGGATTGGCGCCCAGGCCGGCGGCGTGCCGGCGGTGCCGCTACCGGAAAACTCGCAGCTGAACTCCACCATGAAGTGGTTGCTGACAGGCAGGTTTTCGCTGCTGCCCAGGTAGGGGCGGATCAGGTCGCGGCTGGCCAGCTCCTGCTCGATGGGGGTGACAACCAGGTCGCGCACCAGCACGGCATTGGCCGCGCCGGTGGGCGTCGGGTCAACGCCATAGGTCACTTCCTGCTTGAAAGCCACGATGGCACGGCGCATCAGCTTGGGCATGGGTCACTCTCCTGAATCAAGGTAGGCATGCGTGGTGAACTGCAGGGTGGCGCTGTGGCACAGCACCCCGCAGAACAGCACCGGCTTGCTGTCGGTCACGTCGATGCCGGCCCCATCGGCCGGGCCCAGCAGGCTGGCACCGCCCAGCACGGGGTCAAGCCGGTAGGCGCGGCGCATGGCCTCCACCAGCTCGTCGAAGTCCAGTTCGGTGGCGCCGTTGTCGTCCAGCGCCATGTAGCCGGTCAGGCGCCAGGTGTGCGCATTCAGCGTACGGCCCACGCCCAGCGCTCGCTCACGGGTGGCCGTGCGGCGCAGGTTCCAGCCCCGCAGCTGGCGGGTGGTGTCGGGCGCCGTCCACACGTAGAGCGCCTGAAAGTCACCCTGCGTCTTGGCGTAGGGCTCATGGTCGTGCACCACGCCGGCACCAGGCACGGCCGCGAACAGCGCGGCCAGCGCGGTGCGGTGGGTCTGCACGGTGCTCATGCCGATGCCCCGCTGCCGCCCAGCTGCGCCAGGCGCAAGGTGATGCGCTCGGCCGCGTCGTCGAACTCGGCACGGATCGTGTCCTGGCCGTCGATCAGCGCATAGCGCGCCATCCCATAGCCGGGCGTGCCGAAGCGGCCAATCTTGCGCTGGATGCCGCGCGCGGCGCCCTCGGCATCGCTGCCGTACAGGCCGAGCTTGGCCTCCACCCAGTCGATCAGCGGCTCCAGCGGCGGGAAGTGCGGCCGGGTGCCCATCTCCACGGGCATGGCGTAGGTCAGCGGGTTGTTCACCTCGCCGAACACCGCATCCATGAACACGGTGGTCTTGGTGTCGAAGCTGCGGCGCAGGTGGCCCTGGTTGGTGGGCGTGCGCTCGCGCACCTGGCCCACCAGGTACAGCAGGCTGCCGTTCATCGCGGTCACCAGCTCGTCCATCGCCAGGTCAGGGTTCGTGGCCCACGCCCGGCCAATGACTTCGGCCGCCTCCATGCTGATGGTCACTTGCATGGCCGTCAGTCCTGGTAGCTGTAAAACCGGCCGCGCACCCGCCGGGCGCCCCAGCTCACCACCGCGCCGGCAGGCTTGCCGCTGGTGCCGGCGCCAGCCTTGTCGGGGTCTGGCAGGCCCAGGGCCACGCGGTAGACGGCCAGCCATTCCTTGGCACGGCGGGCCATGTCGCCGCTCTGGCTGCCTTGCTGCTGGGCCATGGCGCCGATGCTGGCGTCACGGTCGTGGCCCAGCTGGGTGGCCAGCTGGCGGCACAGCTCGGACGCAGCCAGGCAGGCCACCGCGTTGATGTGGTGGTCCGGCACGGTGCTGCCATCGGCCGCATGCGGGGCGGTGAAGTGCACGCGCACCGCCAGGTTGGTCACCGGCTCGGCCAGCACGATGCGCCAGCCGCTGACCTGGTGCAGCTCGGATGCCTCCAGCATGGCCATGGGCAGCTGGTCCAGCGGGTATTCCACCGCCTGCAGGCGGCTGCGCACGGGCACCCACTCGGCAGGCACGTCGATGAAGTAGCCGTTGGCGGTGGCGGCGGCCACCAGGTCTTGCGGCTCGTCCTCGCTGTACTGCACCAGGGCCTGGGTGATTGCCCGGTCGCGCGCGGCCGTGTTGGCGGCAGCGCCCAGCGACACGCTGCGCAGCTTGTCGTCGACCAGGGCGGTGATGGCGGCCAGGCTCATGGTGCAGTCAGCGCAGCGCGATCAGCCCGCCACCACGGCCTTGGTGGTGAACTTGAAGCCGTCCACCAGCACCGTGGCACCGTAGATATGACGCAGCTTGTAGCTGATCATGTCGTTGGTGAACACGCTGCCCTCAGTGGGGCTGTCCTGCAGCAGCAGGGTGGGCTCTTCCTGGCCATCCAGAAAGCCCACTTCCAGCACCGGGCCGTCGTCCTTGTTGGCCAGCGTCACCCAGTCGGTGGCGTCGGTCCAGCTCGCCACCGGGATGATGGTGGGCGACAGGCTCTGCACGAAGGTCTTGTCGTTGTTCGTGTTGCGGCGGAACAGGTCGGCAGCCGTCTCTTCCAGGTCCATCGGCACCAGCAGCATGCTCGGGCCGATGCCCATGCGCTTGCCGCCGGTGTCGCGGCCGGTCTGCTTCATCATCGCCAGCCGATGGGCCGCGTACTGCGGCCCGCTCAGCGCGGTGGTGAACAGGTTGTTGTGGCTGGCGTGGTACAGGGCCAGGCCGTCGTAGATGGCCGCGTTGGCCGCGAACACGTTGAACACGAAGCCGTACAGCTGGCGCTGGGCAGCGCGGCCCAGGTTCACCGGGATGCGGCGCAGCGCGGCCACGTCGTCGTTCTTGATCGACTCGAAGGTGATGCTGATCTTGCCGCCGCGCTTGGCCACGGTGTAGGTGGCCTTGTCGTCCGACGGGTCGGTCAGGTCCAGGTAGGGGCCGCGCTCGGCCACCACCGGGAAGTCACCGAAGCCGCCCATCTCGGTGCGTTCCTGGCTGCGGAAGTCGGACACCGACGTGACGGTGCACACCTCGCGCCAGGCCTGGTAGGCCACGGCATCGTTGAAGCTGCGCTGCATGCGGCGGGTGATGCTGTTGCCCAGCACGTCGGCGAAGGTGTCGGTGCCCACCGATTCGGTCAGCCGGGCGCGGTCGATCTCGCCGGTGACATAGCGGTCGCCGGTCATCTCGATGTAGCACTCGCGCAGGCTGCGCACCTGGCGGTGGTCCTTGTGCTTGTCGTCGAAGAAGGCGTCCAGCATGTCCTGCATGGCCTTGGGCCGGTCGCCCACTTCGATGCGCGGCATGCCGCCGGTGGGCCGGCCGCTCTCGACGAAGCGGGCCACGTACTCGCGTTCGTTCTTGATCGCGGCGTCCACATCGGCTTCGGTCAGCCGCTCGCGGGCCAGCAGCTCGGGCAGCAGCTTGTCCTTGGCGGGCTGGGGCAGGTTGCTGGCGGCCACTGCGGCGCGGGCGTGCAGCCGGGCTTCCTGCAGGCGCATGCGGCTGTCGAACTCGGCCTGCGTCATCACGGCGGCGCCTTCCGTCACGCGCTGCTGGCCGGCGGCCGGCGCGGGGGTCTTGGCGGCCTCCAGCAGCTTGGCCAGGTCGGCTTCGGCGGTGGGCGCAACGGCGGCGGCCAGCACATCGGCCATGTTCAGCTTGTGCTTGGCGCAGGCATCGGCCAGACCGGTGAACAGCTGCGATTCGGTGGCGGCTTCGGTCAGGCGGGTGGCCTGCGGGGCCAGCACGGCCAGGGCGGCGATCAGTTGAAGCTTGGTGAGCATGGCATCTCCTGCAGAGGGTTGCGGGTTGGTGGAGTCAGAGGGGGCGGTGGCGGCTTCGGTCAGGCGGTCCAGGCCGCCGCCGGCGCCTGGCTCCACGATCAGGTCCACGCTGTGCACGCGGGTGAACTGGCGCACCGTGCGCACCTTTCCGGCCTTGGCGGTGCGGGCGTCGGCGTCGATGCTCAGACCCATCAGGCCCTGCATGCCGCGCTTGACGGCCTCGGTCATCTTCACCACCACCGGGTCAGCGTCGTTCAGCGGGCGGAAGGTGCCCACCAGGCGACCGGTGTCGGGGCTGGCGCCTTCGATGAAACGCACGCTGTAGATGCCACCCAGCAGGGCGGCCACGTCCTTGCCGCCGCCGGCCTTGTGCACCACATCGGCCTTGTTGAAGACGCGGGCACCCTCGAACAGGGCCACCGCCTCGCGCAGCGCGGCGTCGGGGTACATCACGCCGTTGGCGCTGACACCCGCCTTGATGATGGTGACTTCGATGCTGCCGTCAGCCGCCTCGCGGAAGGTGGCGGTGTCGCCGGGCTGCAGGCTGCCCACGGCTTCACGCACGTTGGCGAACTGCATCACCACTTCGGCGCCGTCGCCGACGGTGACGGTGTTGTCGGCGTTCAGCGTGTAGGGGTAGGCCATCAGCCGGCCAGCCACGCGGCTGACCACGCGGTCGGCATAGATGGCCGACACGTCGCAGTAGTAGTCCGACATGCCGGGCGTGCCGCGCAGCTTCTCACGCAGCGCCTGGCGCACCAGGTCCATCAGCTGGCCGAACTCGGTGGTGACGGCCTCGGTGATGCGGTCGAAGCCGGCATGGCCGGGCGGGATGGGCTTGATCTTCATGTTGGCGCGATCAAGCCGCGTCGGCCGTGCTCAGCTTCTGGCCGGCCACGGTCACCACCACGACATGCGTGCCGTGGACCGCGAAGCCAGCGGCGTCGGCGGGGTCGATGCCCACCAGGCCGCAGGCCTCGGCCAGCGTCATGGCGGCCAGGCCGGACGCGGCGCCGTCCAGCGCCTTGTCGGCGATGCCATCGGCAGCCCGCACCGCCTCCACCGCCTCGACGGCGAAAGCCTGGGCCGCGTCAGCCGCGCCCTGGGCAGCGGCGACGGCAGCCGCGGCGGCATCGGCGCGCTCGGTGGCCGCCTCGGCCATGCGCTGCGCGGCCAGCTGCGCGGCTTCGGCCGCATCCTTGGCCGAAAGGGCGGCGGCCACGGCCGCGGCCAATTGATCGACGGTGGGCAGCGCTTCCGCGGCGGCATCGGCTGCGGCCGGCGCCTGTGCGGCGGTGGCTTCGGTCTTCGGGGGTTTGCTCATCGTGCGCTCCGTGTGCTTTGGGGAAAGCGTGGAGTGCACTTTGCCGACAGGGGCCTGTCGGTTAAAGCTGCAGTGCTGCAGCCACAGGCGTGTCGGCCTGCTTTTCTAGACTACCGCAAAGGGGGGCATATGTGAAGCCGGAGTCGGTTTACAGTTGAACCGGGAGGGCGTGAGCATGAGCGCTGGGTCAAGCGGATTCATCAAGGTAGTCGCGGCAATCAACGTGGCGCTGGGCATCATCACCTGGCTCGGAACGAAGGAGTTTGGTACGTTTCTGGTGTTCGCCATCGGCGGCACGCTGGGATCGCTGATCTACCTAGCGCCGACAATCGTTGCGCTGGAGCGCGGCCATCACAACAGAGGCGCTGTGGCCGCATTGAACATACTGCTGGGGTGGGCTGTGATCCCGTGGGTGGCCGCCCTGATTTGGGCGATGTCAAGGAACACAACCGCTGAGATCCTGGCACAGCAACATGTGCAAGCAGCGACCGCTGCGACGCAAGCCGAGTCGGCGCCCGACTCGACGGCGGCCGAATACAAGGCTTGCCCGTACTGCGCGGAACAAGTCAAGAAGATTGCGATCAAGTGCAAGCACTGCGGCAGCGATCTTCGCTTGGCGCCGGACGGCGGCTCGCACACTGGCTGAGCGATCCCGGCCTGGCCGGCTCATCAACCCGGCGTCCGACCTTCACCCAAATCCCTTCGCAACTCGCTTGCGCTTGGGCATGCTGTCCGCAAATCAGTGCTTGCCGCTGGCAGTGTCGGACCTGTAAACTTTGTGCATCCCCTCGACAGGGGATCGGGGGTGAGAGCCCGAATGCACCAGCGGCGAAAGCCGCACCGACACCGTTGTGGCTTTTTCATGCCTGGCCCATTTCTATGGTGGCCCAGGCGGGGGAGCCGCAAGGCTCGCCGGTTCAGCTCCGCTGGTGCCCGGTCTCTCAACCCCGCCTTGGGCTGCCACCCTTCGTGAGAGAAGGGGTGGCGGTTGATCAACCGCACCATCGGAGAGGCCACTATGGCACACACCACCACCGACTTCGGCGCCGCACAACTCTGCCGTGCGCTCACCGTCGACCTTGATTTCGTCACCCAGAAGCAACTGCAGTGCAGCGAGGCGATGCGTGCGCTTGCGGCGCTTACCCTCCGGGTTGACCATACCGACCCGGCGCCCGAGCTGCGCCCCAATGATCTGGCCGCCCTGTTCGCAGTGATGGCCGATCAGTCCACAGTGCTGGCGATGGAAGCCCGGGATCACTTGGCGACCGTGCGCCGGCTCATTGCATAGGACCACCATGCAGCCACCACGCAGCTCTGTCGATCAGAACCTGGCCGAAGATCGGCCGGGCCTGCACTACAAGCCGATTCGCTTCAACGCGCTGCCGAAACCCATCTTCGTGATCCGCGATCACCGCCGAGAGGACTGGGTTGACCTCCGAAGCGTCTGTGAAGCCCTGGGCGTTGCTTGGAAACGGTTCGACCTGCACGTCAAGGCACGCAGGGAGTACTTCAAGACGGAAGAGTGCATCGACCGCAAGCGGCGCGAGACGGAACTGATACAGCCCGACCGCCTGTTGCGTTGGATTGACGTTGCCCGCCCGCTGCTTGAGCAGCATTCGCCGCAAGTCCTGGCGCGCGCACTTGCGTTGCGTACAGCTTGGCGCATGCGTCTGCAGTCATCAGCGGGCCAGATGACCAATGCGGCGGCAGAGACGCCCAGCGCCGCGGAGCTTCAGGCTAAGTTGCGCACGCGCAAGATCACAGCAGCTGTAGTTGAGCAACTGTTTCGACTGCGAAGCCAGAAGGTTCCGTTTACAAAGGCGGCTGATCGACTGGGAATCGGCTTGAGCACTGCCAAGAAGGTTGCATCGGACACCTACCCAGACCTACCACCGGATGCCCGGGATGCCTGGGACCGGACATTCGGGCAGATTAGGAACCAAGAAGGGGCCAATACACCGGCTCAAGGCGATTCAGAGGGGGAGGGTGGTGCAGGGGTGGCCTGAACTTTTTTACAGCCTCCTAGAGCCCTTCAGGCTCCAGCCCGAATCCAAGGCGCCTCCCGGCGCCTTTTTCACGCCCGCTTCAGCCCCGCCGCGGCCACACCCGCACGCCGTTTCTGGCCACCGGCCCGGCCGGCGGCGCGGGGGTGATGGTGACGGGCTGCACGCCCACCCAGCGCCCATCTTCCGGCTTGAGCGTGGCCGTGGCTTGCCACTGCTGGCCAGCCGCAGCAAAGCGCTTCACCAGCTCGCGGGTGCGCATCACCTCGCCGGTGGACATGTCCACCCGCTCGGCCTGCCACACCTCGGTGGGGCGGCGCAGGGCCTGCACCGTCCAGTAGGCGGCCAGGTCGGTCTGCCCCTTCCGCAGCGCGGCCGGCGCCGCGGCATCGGCCACCAGGCGCTGGTCGACCACTACGGTCTGGCCGGTGACATCCTTGAGCGTGGCCGCCTTGGTGGTACTGGCGCCGAAGGCGGCCAGTGCCTTGGCCTGGGTGGTCTGCGGTTTGGCCGCCGCAGCGGGCGCCTTGGCGGGCGCGGCCGGCCTGCCCAGCCCGCGGTCGGCGCGCTCTTGCGCGGTGTAGGGCTTGGCGCCCTTGTACTGCATGCCCCAGGTGGCCTTCCACGGGATCAGCACGCACCCGCAGTTGATCGTCTCGCCGATGGGCGCCGCCGGATCGGCCGGGAACATGATGGCCACCGGCCCGCCCTTCTTGTTGCCAGGCTGCAGCGTGAAGGGCGTGTTCACCTCTTCCACCGTGCCGTCGATGGCATCGTGGTTCCACCGGCTGTGGCGCTTGCCGCTGCGGCGCCACATCTTCTTGATCTTCGGGTCGCGGGCCACCTGGGCCTGCAGCCGCGCGAAGCTGCTGCTGTTGAAGGCCTGACCCAGGCTCAGCCCCACGATGCCGCGCAGCTGACTGCTGGTGCGGTCGGTCAGCACGGCGGCCACTTTCTGCTGGGCCTGGAATGGCGTCTGCGTCCCAAGCACCACCTGGCCCAGCTCGCGGTTGATGCTGGCCACCGCCTGGCTGCTGGCGCCGCCGATCTGCGCGGTGGTCATCACCTGCAGGGCCCGCAGCTGCTGGGTGCTGGGCTCGCCCAGGGCCGCCACTGGCGGGGCAGTGGCGGCGGCAGCGGCCTGGATGGGCGCATCCACCGCCCGCACGCCCAGGCTCCAGGCGCGGCCCATGGCGGTGCTGGTCTTCTCGGCGGCCTGGCGCGTCAGCTCGTCGCCGATGCGGGCCAGCGCATCCACCAGGCGGGGCAGCACCCACAGGGTGTAGTCGCTGGGCTGGGCGGCCAGCGTGGCCAGCACGCGGCCCAGGGCGTCTTCCACCAGCTTGGCCAGGTCGGCGTCGGTGGTGTTGATCAGCGCGGCGCGATCCTTCAGCACCTGGGTGAGCGCGGCGCGGGCAGCCTGGGCAGCCGCGCGCAGCTCGGCAGCCGTCTGCGCAGGCGGCTCAGCTGGCGGCGGGGCCAGCGGGTCGGTGGTGTCGGCCACCTCGGTCAGCCGTTCGTCTACCATTTTCCCGGCTTCAGGAAAATGGTCAGGCGCCGGCCTGGTTACCGTCGTCGTCCGGTTCCAGACTGGGCACGCCGGCCCGCTGGCCAGGGCGGGTGTCATCGCCCTCGGGCTCGGGGTTCTCTTCCATCACCCCGGCCAGCTCCTGCTCAGGGTCGATGGTCACGTCCAGTCTGCGGGCGGCGATGGCGATGATCTGCAGCGCGGTGGCCTTGGTGATCAGCCGGTCGCCCAGGGCGGCGGCCACCGCGGCCACCGCGCTCTGCAGGGCGGCGGCCAGCTTGGTCACATCCTTGGTCACCATCTCGGGGAACTTGGCCACCACCTTCCAGGCCTCGTCGCCCCAGTCGGGCACCTGGCCGGCCATGCGGGCGCGCTGCATCAGCACGTAGCTGCCCAGCTCCTGCAGCATGTGGCGCAGATGGGTCTGGCGGGCGGTGGCCAGCTTGAAGAAGGGTTCGCCCATCTCGCTGGCCGCGCCGCGGTTCACGTCGCCGCCGCCGCCGAACCAGTGCTCCGGGATGGTGGCGCCGCCCAGCGCGTGGTTGCGGAACATGCGTGCGCCTTCGGCACGGTCGGCCGCCTTGATGTCGGGCGCCACCGCGGTCCACTTCTCCTGCGAGTTGTGCACCCGCACGCTGTTGCGGCCAGGGCGCACGATCTTGGCGGCCTTGGCTTCCACGTCGGCTTCGCTGGCGCCCTCCAGCTCCACGTCCCACATGAAGGCGTCCATGTCGGCCGCGCGCTCCATGCTGTCAAACATGAACTCGTCGTAGCCGTCAAGCCAGTCCATCTGGGCGATCAGGTCACTGCGCCCGCGCCGGCCGGCGGCGAACTTGTTCACCGCGAAGTAGAAGGCGTCACCCGACAGATAGCTGGCGCGGAGTTGGCGGGCGGCCTCGGCGAACAACTCGGCATCGTCGCCACGCACGATGGCGCGGAACTCGCGCACCTTGCCTTCGGCATCCTTGACGGTGCGCACGCCAATGGTCTGCGCCGGGTTGCCCGGGTCGACCATCACATCGGCGATCAGGCTGGCGTCCAGGTAGCCCAGGCGCACATGGCCGTTCACCTCGTTGACGTAGGCCGGAAGGCACAGCTCGCCGAACAGGCCCAGCTCGCGGGCGTACGTGGGCAGCCGCAGGTCCATGCAGTTGATCGGGTCGTGCCAGAAGGCGTCCAGCCACTTCTGGTGCTCGGGGTCGGCGCACTCCAGCTTCACGCCCTCGGCCAGCAGGTAGGCCAGCGGCAGCTCGATCAGGCGGTTGGCCAGCATGTTGGCCTCCCACAGGTAGGCGGCCAGCTTCTGCATCTGGTCCTGCCGCAGGGGGGTCAGGTCGCGCTTGCGCTCGCCGCCCAGGCGGCGCCAACCCTTGTCGTCGTCGTCCACGGTGAAGCCAGCAGCCTCGCGCACCGGCGGGGCAACGGGTGGCGCGGCGGGCGCTGCAGGCTGGTCGGGCCCGGCCAGGCGGGCGGCCAGCTTGCGGAGAACATTCGGGAGTCTCATGGTCGGCGGCCTCGTTCGATTCACAGCATGGCGGCGCGGCGGCGGGCTGCGCGGCCGGCCTGGCGGGCCTGGGTGCGGGCGGTGGTGCCTTCGCGCCCGCCAGTGGCAGTGGCGCCCGCAGCAGCGCCGCCCTTGGTGGCGATTTGCCACAGCATCTCCAGCGCATCGGGGCCGTCGTCGTGGTCAGCCTTTGGCCAGTGGCGCAGCTGTTCCAGCAGCGTGGTCAGACTGGGGTGCAGCGCGATCTGGCCGGTGGCCACGAAGGGCTGGATGCCTTCGATGCGCAGCTCCTTGTCGGCGTGCGGCTTCACCGGGATGGCGGGCACCGGCACGCCGGCCTTGGCGCTGCGCTGCAGAAGTTGCTGGCGCATCCATTCCTGAAACTGGATGGCCTCGAAGGCCCAGGCCACGCACTGGTACTCCCGCTGCAGCTCGATGATGTCCAGGATGATGCGGTCAGGCACCCGCTTCCTGATCTTGGCTTCCACCACGTCCAGCTTGCCCAGCGCGCGTTGGTAGCCACCCACCAGCAGGGCGCTGGGGTCGCGGCCCTTCCCCTTCAGGCCCAGGCTGGGGTCGCACGCGCCGTAGAACACCCACTCCGCAATGCGGTTCACCCAGAAGGTGATGCAGGTGGCAAACGGCGCATCCTCACCGTGCAGGGGGTCGTTCTGCTGCTCGCTGTCGAAGGCCTCATGGCCATCGCGCGCGCGCTTGATCATCAGCTTCCACAGCGGGCGCACGGCCGGCCAGCTCACTTGGGCGCCCTTGTCCATGGCGGCCTGGTGCTGGTGGTAGAAGGCCATGGCCGCGTCCTCGGCCGCCTGCGGGTTGTCGGCGTTCAGCAGCAGCTCTTCAAACGTGTCCCACAGGTCCATCCTGTCGGGCCACTTCACCACCGCCTTGAAGATGCGGCTGTGCCACAGCGGGTTGCGGATGAAGCGCATCAGCACGCTGTCGTAGTGCAGGATGGTGCCGATCAGCACCACATCCATGCTGTCGTCGATGGGGCCCAGGCTCAGCCAGCCCTTCTTGATCTTGGCCTCCAGCTTGTCGCGCTGCTCGGGCGACTGCACGTTGTCGTCGTTCTCGAAGTCGTCACCCACCACCAGGTCGACCCGGAAGGGGCCGTGCTTGCGGCCCCGGATGCGCTTGGCCGAGCCGAAGCATTCCACCTTGGCATTGTTCGCCGTCAGGATGCAACCCACCCGCCACACCCGCGTCTGGCCGCAGGCCTCGGGAAAGTCGGCCTGCAGGCGCGGGTTGGCCACCAGCTCGGCCTTGATGGCCTCCAGCATCTCGGCCGCCTGCTCGAAGGCGTCCATGATGATGATGGGGTAGTGCTTGCGCCCGGTGATCACGCACCACAGCACGAACTTGAGCGACACCACCGTGCTCTTGGCCTCGCCGCGCGGCGCGGCGATGGCATCGCGCTGGCCTGCCTTGGTGCGCACGATGTCGGCCAGGCGCTGGTGCAGGTAGGTGTGCAGCAGCGAGGGGTCAGACTGCCCGTAGTGCGGGAAGTAGGTGGTGGCGAAGTACTCGAAGCCGTTCACCGCATGGTTGACCTTGCGGCGGCGCTCGGCAATGTCGGCCGCGTCCAGCGTCCAGCCGTCCATCCCTGCGTCGATGTTGCGGCGCAGGGTTTCGGCCAGCGCGGCGATGCCGGCCAGGAAGCTCTTGTCGACCTTAGCCATAGGCCTTCGCCAGCTCTTCGCCGAAGGGCTCCAGCATCTCGATCAGCGACGGCACATGCTGGGGGAAGCTGCTCTGCGCGAAGGTGGCCAGGCGCTGCAGAGCATCCAGCGCAATGGCATGGCGGTTCACTTCGGGCATCACCCGCTTCATGCTGGCCAGCGTCTTGGTCAGGCTGTCGCTCAGCATGCCCATGGCCTTGATGCGGTCCAGCGCGCTGATGTTCTTGTCGGCCTTCAGCTCGCCCATGATGTGCTCATGCTGCGTGATGTAGTCCTCCAGCAGCCGGCGGCTCATGTCGCGGAAGTTGTCGTCGCCCAGGGCGACGGCGCTGCGCGCGGTGTCCCAGTCGTCGCCGTTGGCCTTGGCCTCGCGCTTCCACCGCCGGCCGGTTGCCACGGGCAGCGTCATGGCGCCGCAGGCGGCTTCCATCGTCAGGCGCTTGTAGACGAACAAGCCCCGCAGCTGGGTGCGCTTCTCGGTGCCGTGGGCCATGGGTGCTGGTGGGTTGCGGTGGGGCTGGTGGGGTGGGCCAGGTGGGGCAGGGCGGGCGGATCAGCCCGGTCCGCTGCCGGTCTTCTGCCGCACCCAGCCCTTCATGCCTTCGATGATCAGCGCCACGCCGATGGCGACGGCGCCGCCGTAGACGGCGCCTTGCTTGCCGGCGTCGACCTTGAGGGTGGTGATGTCGCCGCGGATGGCCGCGAACTCGGCGCGGTTCTCCTGGTGCTGCTCGCGCAGCATCTCGACGATGCCTTCCAGGCGGCCGATGTCTTGGTGAGCTTGAGGGTCGGGAGTCATGGGCTGGGCTCCTGTGTCATGAATGGATGGCGGATGGCTTGATTGAACGAGGCTTGCCGGGCAGGTCGGCACTGGCAGGCTTGACCGCGACTCGCTTCCACTGATCGGCAGAAAGGCCCCTGTCGTCAGCGTAGAGCGCAGTCATCTCGGCGGTCTTGTGGCCCAACAGGGTCTGCACCACTTCGGGCGGCAGACCTTGCTGCAGGTACATGCGGGCGGACAGGGAGCGCGCCTCATGCAGGCTGGGCCACTCGTAGGGTTTGTGCGCCGATGGGCCCAGCACCGCCAGGATGCATTCGTGGAAGCGCGCGCTCAGGGATGACTCTTCGATCACCCCGCCGCCCGCCTTGCGCAGCAGCGTGGGGCCAGGCTTGGCGGAACCGCGGCAGTGCTCGATGACATCGCCCACCGTCATCCCCAGCGCATCCATGTGCAGCTGCTCAAGATCGGTGGTGGAGAGAGGCACGGCAGGCTCACCTATGGGGGATGGGATCACATGCGGACGGTTTCGCCCAGCGTGCTCAGGACATAGCAGCGCATGGCTGCAACCAGTGGCGAATCGCCTTGAGCGTCTGAGTGCGTCCGCCCTTCCCAACTCAGGCATACGCTGCGCCAGTCCCCGTACCAGTCGCCGTTGACCAGCAGCGGCTCCAGCATCAACTTCTCGCTCTCAACAATGGGGCCGCCCTGGTGCCAGGAGCGGGAAGGCAAGTACTGATAGTGCAGGCGTCCAGACTCGCACAGCACGCAACACTCATAGAACGGGGCAATGGCGTTGTCCACCAAATGGATCACCGCTTTCAGACCTGCCGCCTTGGACACCGCCAAGTCCAGCAGCGGGCCTTCAAGCTCCCGCGTCTGGTAGGTGTGTGGGCCGTCAAGCATGGCGCGGCCGGCCATCGCCCGAATCTCGCGGATGCGGGCCGGCTTCCCGGCGATGCCGCGCACATCAAGAACCTGGGCGTGTGTCATGGTGGGTGTCACCTCTGGGGATAGGGTCGGGCGGCCCGAGTCGCCACGCACACGCCGCACGTCCCGGCGCTGCACCACATCTCGGCTCCTGCCGGTGTACCGATGGGGCATGGCGAATGAATTGCCGCCGCCTCCCGAGCGTGCAGCGGGGCATCAAGCTTGCTGGCCAGCCAGCGCGACAGGTCGCGGCACTGGTCCTGCAGCAGATGCTCGGGGCTGCCGCCTGTGGCTTGGATGGTCATGGTCGGGTGCACCGGCAGGGGATGGGATCAGCGGCGCACCGCGTTGTCGGCGGTGCTGATGTAGCCCCAATATGTGAGGCCCGACCGACTGCCCAGCACGTACCGCTCAACACGGTCGGGCAGCACGCGCAGCAACACATAGTTGTTGTCGCCCCGCCGTGATGCCGCGCTGGTGTCCCGCTCCTTTGCCAGAACGCCGCTGGTGTACGCCAAGCCATCGTTGGGGTTGGTGATGACGTCGATGGTCGCCGGGCCGGCTGCAATCTCGGTGATGTACGCACCGCCAGAGCCGAAGCGGTCTGCAGTGACTTCCTGAACCGACTTGATGTGTTCGTCACCTGTGACCACCAGCGCACCAGAGCGAGGGAATCGACTGTCGGCAAGGATGCGGGCAAGCTGCGTCTGGTAGCCCTCGCCTGTCGCGCCGGGCGTGTTGTACCAACCATCAGCGTTGCGCCCGCAAGCGCTGATCATCATCTTCGTGTTGGCCCAGACCTTGAACGCAGCGGCGCTTGCGGCCATGTCAGTCAGGCAGAGTTCTTCCTGCGCCGAACTCAGCAGCCGCTTGGTCGGCCCGTCGGTGTCGCTGTAGTAGCTGCGCTCCGAGATGTTGTCGGTGCAGAACACCTCGACGTTGCCGATGCGCACCTTGAAGTAGCGGTTGCCGGCCAGGGCATACGTGGGATTGCCCAGCGCCCAATCTTTCCAGGCGGTCTTGGTTGCCACCTCATACGCCGCGCGGTCGGCCTCAATGCCGCCAGCATAGGCAGCCTGATACCAGGCCAGCGACTGCGGGCAAGCATTGTCGGGATCGTCGTCGTGATCGTCGCCCAGCCGATAGCACGGCACAGCACGCATCAAGTCCTTCAGCCCCGGCGTCAGCCCTTGCGCTCGCCAATATTGCCGGTGCTGCTCGACATCCTTGCTGTTGGCGATGGTGCCGCCAGTCATCAGGACAAGGGCGTAGCCGTTGACGGTCTTGGCGACGTTCTTGTAGGTCAAGTCGCCCAACATGAACAGGCCCTGAAGATTCGCCACGCACTCGCGGTGCAGGGTCTGCATCGGCGTGTCATTGGCCGCGTCGTTTGCCGGTGCCGTCAGCAGCTTGAGCGCCAAAATGTCGGGCTTCTCCATGTTCCAGCAAGACGAAAACGCCAGCCAGATCGGCGCTGCCGTGGTCGGCGCAGTCGGCTGCGTGCAGAGCCTGCCGGTGCCGTCTGTCGCTCCAGTGATGCTGTAGGCGTACCGATTGCCCGGCTGCAGGCCAGTGAACTCGAACACCTTGTTGCCGTCGTTCACCGCGGTGTCGCATGTCTGCGTGACCGTCTGCCCGTTGCAGACCACAGACACGCTGGCGGTCGAATCGACACGCACAACCACCGTGGCAGTTGTCGTGCTGTTGCGGCCGGTGTAATGGTGGGTGACTGCCATGTCAGAGCGCCGCCAAGATTTCAGCCGTGTAGCGCGGGTAACGCTTCAGCTCGAGCGCCAGGTCTTGCGCGGTGCCTGGGTTCGATGCTCCGAGGTTCAGGCCCAGCACATTCGCCAAACGGGTGCCAGCCGTGTTTGTCGCGCCGAGGTACTGCGAGAAAGTTGGCGATGCCTGGTTGCTGCCGCCCCGCTGCGCGCCGATGGTCAGGCCGTCGCCTGCGGTATAGCCGAACACGCTGGACGCTGGCTTGCCCGCGCCGTCAGTGCCGCCGGTGCCGCCATTCGTTGCCCACAGGAACGTCTGCTCGGTGCCGATTGGCACACCATCAAGCCACGCCAGCACCTTGATGCCGGTTGCGATGACCTGGCAGTGGAAAAGGATCGCCAGGTCAGCCGTCGAGCTGTAGTCGCCTGCCGATCCGAAGGTGGCCGAGGTCAGCGCACTGGCACCAAGCCCACGAAGACCGACTTGCATCAGCCCGCTTGCATTCATCCCGAACTGAACCAGGGCGCTGCTGGTATGGCTGCGGCCAAGGCTCACCATGCACTCGGTCGCGCCGCTGTTCTTTGCGCCCGCCCAACCCATGCGCCATGCCACGATCACACCGTTGCCGGTTGTCATCAGGTCCAGCACCGTCTGCGATGCGTAGTCCTTTGCCGCGCCGCCCGTTGTCGCCAGCCTCTGCGTGGTGCCATCGGGGCGATACCACCCCGGCGATGCGCTCCAAGCTGTGCCGGCGGCAGCAGAGAGCGTGATGGTGTCGGCGTTGCCGAACCGATCCGCCATCACGGTGTCGCTGGTCGTGGAGCGGTGCAGGTCATACATGAACGCCGGCCGGGTTGGCTTGCGCCCTGCAGTGCTGCGGTAGCTGCCGCCCAGGACGATTGCGGTCATGCCGTCACCCCCGCCGACACGCTCAACTGCATGTAGTTGGAACTGGTGCCGTAGACCTGTGAAGCCACCAGGCGGGCAACCGTGGCGCCCAAGCCGCTGCTGAAGTCCACCCGCGCCATGTTCGCCAGCGCATCGGCCAGCGTCGAGCCGGTGGTCGTGATGATGTAGGCGCCGCCACCGAAGTCAGCCGGCCGGGTGACCGCAGTGCTGACGCACACCGCATAGATGCTGGTGATGACCTCGGGCGTCACACCGTCATTGGCGTAGACCAGCGGCTGCTCTTGCACGCCGGCCAGCAGTTCGATGACATTGGGCGTGCCGTCCAGCAGAGCCTGCGCAGCCGCCACATCGTCCTCGGCGTTGATGACCACGCGCCACTTGAGCGGCACTTGGTCGGTCGCGGTGGACAGGTCACCGTCAGCGATCAGGGTCGGGGTGACCACGCTGCTGACCTCGCCTGCGTAGTACACGGCGCCAGCGATATTTTCATACTCTGACACCAGGGATTCAGCTGAAGCGGCCGTTGCAGCCGGCATCAGCCCATAGGCCACGCCGTCCACGATGACCTGCCGCTGCCCGCCTGGTGCGCTGACCACCTTGGCGTCGCGGAGCACGACGCCCGGGGGGTCTGGTTCGTCGACGAAGACCCCGCTGCCCGGCAACACCCACTGGCCATCGATCTGCCGGGGCCGGCTACCCGTGTTCTCCACCCAACGCTTGGTCAT